GTTAGTATACAACATGCGAATCACCGTCCACTAGGTGGTCATCAACGACTAGTGGACTGACATTCGTAACTCCGTTTTTCCAATTTTCCAGCTGTCGCTCGTACAACAGCTGGAGCGCTCCGGACCAGTTGGTGGTGAGGTCGACGGACGCCCTGCAACAAGGCTTGATGGGAGTTCGCGCAGCGCTGCGGCCGGCGAGGAGGCGCTCTCTGTCGTAGTTCCGCAGAGTGTTAAGGCGCCTGCGCATCATGCGCGTGCTAACTTGAGGACCAAGGTGCTCAATTAGGGCATGGCTCAGCGGTCCCACGATCGGGGTGTGCGAGTCAGTGGCCGCGTAACTGAGGGCCTTGCACAGCGCAAGTGACTTGAGGGAACCTTGCTTGCAGGTTGTTGGGAACTTGGCCAGCGTTCGGGGGATGTCGCAGTACTCCATGCCGCAGCCTGCACATGTGTGTCGTCCGCAGAAGTTTGCGTGCTCATGTGTAGGCGGGATGACAACCTTCAGGTTGAACCCTAGGAGTCCAGCGAGTTCGAGCCCGTTGGTAAGGGCTGGCAACACGTCCTCATCACAGTGGATGATACCATCGTCGCCTTCGTGGAACGAGCACCAGGTGTCGGGGTCGACAGCCTTGGCGCAGGCCCAGATCACGAAGCGATTGACTACCCCGTTGGCGATCGACGTGTGGGCGTCGCCAGAAGCACGGGTGCCGAGTACACAGTAGGAGGCTCCGTGGGCGCTGGTACCACGGATGGACTCGAGCATGTCAATGCAGGAATCGATGTCCGTGTCAACGCCGGCAGGCATGGCCCGCCGGAACATCTGAAGTTCTACTGTGCGGATGATATCGAGGGAGACGGTCATATCGAAACGACTAAAGTCGGTCTCGATGACGGCTCCCCTCCAGTGTGAGTGGATGTGTGGCCCACGCGTGGCGGGGCTGTGGCCCTTGACGAGGTACTGACAGTGCTTGGCACGCAATTCAATAGCTGCTACAAGGGGGCCGAGCGTGGATAGAAACTTGGGCGACCGAGGGGATATGTTACGAGGGTCAGTCGCCTTTGTGGACGTCTCTATCTTCACAAAACATCCGACTTCAGCATCCTTCAGAGCTAGTCCGGACGTCTTCACCGCTTCTCTTGCTTCCCGAAGGGTTCTCTGACGGCTTGGATTGAACCTTGTTACCCATTGGTCGAAGTCCATGGGCTCCAGCTGTGTCAGCCATTCGTTTTCGGGGAGCTCCCAAAACTCCTTCGCTAGGCTTGCTAACGTGGAGGTCGAGAAGGGATGGGGGGTCTCGCCAGTTGCCTTGAATTTGCACTCGCGTAGCGCACATACGACGGCGCTGTTGGCGAGGTCTGAGGCTACCACTTCCTCGGGCCAGGGAAGGGTTGGTTCTTGTACCTTGCGGCGCCGGGCTAGTTCGACTACTTCCGCCTGCCACCGAGGACATCGCTCGGCGAGGGGGAGGAGGTACTGTTCCGGGATTCCGAACTTTGGGTGGTCCGGGAGGTACACGAACGGGCGTGGGGAGTCCGAGTCTCGCACCATGGCGGGGTGTGGGAGTGGAACCACTGCAAGGACTCGCTTTTCGATTCCTGCTAGTTGGTTCTCCACAGTTCCGGCTGGGTACGCACATCGGTTCGTCAAGAGCGGGGGCAGCATCATCCGCCCCGGCGTCTCGAAAGGGCTGCTTGACTCGTGTCTTGGGTTCAACTC